GACAAAGAGCTTGATAAGAAGTTTCGCGCAGGCGTATTGCAAACGTTCGGTGCTACAGTGGAGCGCACACGCGTCGATACTGGCGCAATGCGTGCTAATTGGCAAATAGCCACCAAAGAAACAGATTTTAGTAAATACGAATGGAGCGGGGGAGAAGAGGCAGCACAATCGACTGCTTTAAGCCGTGCAAGTAAAACACGGTTCAAATTAGGAGATGAGGTATATTTTATAAACCCGATGGAATACGCTATAATATGGGAAAAGCGCGACGGCATGGCGGCAACATCTTTAAAGGAGTTTAAGAGAGAATGGAATCAGTCCTAAAGATTAAAATCGACTCACGCCAAGCGAATAAAGCTAATGACAATTTAAAAGGTTTAGAGCGCCAAAGTGCAAACACTGAAAGTAGAACCCTATCACTCACTAAGGCTGTAACTGCACTAGGTGTTTCGTTTTTAAGCTACGGCGCAATAAATAAAACAGTATCTACTATAGGCAATTTTCAAGATAGCATAAACAAGCTAGGTGCTATAAGTGGCGCGACTGAAACACAACTAGCAAGCCTACAAAAGCAAGCCAGAGAGTTGGGCGCAACGAGTATATTTAGCGCAACCCAAGCCGCTGATGCTCAGACCTTTTTGGCGCAAGCTGGTTTTAAGACGAATGAAATACTAAAAGCAACACCAAGCGTTATGCAATTAGCGGTTGCAGGGACTATAGACTTAGCCCGTGCTGGCGACTTAGCATCTAACGTGCTTGGGGGTATGGGTTTAGCAGTTAGCGAACTTGATAACGTTGTGGACGTATTAGCAAAAACGGCAAGTAGCTCTAATACAAACATAGAGCAATTAGGCAACGCGCTAAGCTATGCCGCGCCTATAGCAAAAACAGCTGGAATTTCTATACAAGAACTAAGTGCCGCAGTTGGTGTTTTGGGTGATGCAGGTCTGCAGGGTAGCCGTGCAGGTACTGGTATACTAGGGTTTATTAGACAATTGTCGAATGTTACGCCACAGGCCAAAGAGGTTTTAGATAAATACGGATTAACTTTAGATGACGTAAACATAAAAACAAACGGGCTAGCAAACGTATTAGAAAAACTAAGAGATGCCAACCTACAAACGGCTGATGCCATAAAAGTTTTTGGTAGTGAAGCGGCCCCAGCGTCTTTGATTTTAGCGCAAGGTGCAGAACGCACCGCAGCCTTAACCAAAGAATTTCAAAACGCAAGCGGTGCAGCTAAAAGCATGAGTGACCGAATACAGCAAGGGCTTAACCCTGCATTTAAGGGGTTGTTGAGTGCCACAGAAGAGGCGATATTAAGCTTTGACGATAGTACAGGATTAAGCGCATCGCTTGAAAGCACAATCAAGAGTGCAACTGGAGTTATAAGTATCTTTAGTGGCATGGGTACAACCTTTAAGGAAACGCAAGAACTTACAGATGAACAATACTCATCTCTCGTTAATGTAGCAAGCGCAATCAAGGGCATAGGCACCGCCACTTTGGTGTTTGGCGGCGTAATTGCAGCTACTAAAATATACACATCGGCAACAACAGCACTAGCAGCAGCGCAAGCAGCTAACACCGTAACCACACAAACAAGGAATATAGCCACGGGCTTAGTTACTACAACCACAAAACGTGCAACACTAGCAACAATTGCATTAAATACTGCACTTAGAGCTAATCCTTTTGTGCTAGTAGCAAGTGGTATAGCAGCAGCAGTTGGAGCACTTACGGCGTATAACACACAAAATAATAAAAACTTAGAATTACAAAAAGCAATTATTGAACTAGACAAAAGTAATGAAATTACCAAAGAGGCAAAGGCGTTACAAGACGCTAAAAATAGGCTAATTAGCTTAAACGAAAATCTAGAAAAATTTAAAAAATTAAATGCCCAAAATCCAGGTACTTTTGAGCATCAAATAAATGCTATAGGTTTAGCGATAAAAGATGCAGAAGGTGACGTTAAAAAATTTAAAGAACAATTAGAAGGTGTCGAATTTGGCAGTGGAATAGTTGATTTATCTGGAATACTAGGTGAGTTAAAGGGTGGAAATGATGAAGCTTATAAATCTGTAGTTAATTTTATAGGCGGGCTTGAAGACCAGCTACTAAAAATACAACTAACCAATCAAGAGTATGTAAGATACAAAGCGCTTATGGCAGGCGCAACCGAAGCGCAAGCAAAAAAAGCTGTAGAAATATACAAATTAATACAAGCACAAGAGGCGCAGGCCCAAAATGCAAAAGATAAAGCAGCAGAAGAGATAAGACTACAAAAACAAGCAGCTGAAGAGAAAAAACGCATTAGAGAGCAAGTGCTAGGTTGGGACTTATCGTACGGCAAAACCGAAATAGAAATGCTTAACACACAATATGACCAAAAAGCTCAAATGCTTATCGACGCTAAAAACAAAGAGGCGATAACTGAAATGGAGTATAACGAACGCTCCCTGCAACTAACTAAGCAGTATGAAGATAAAAAATTACAACTAAGACAGCAGTACGCAGGCATGGTTTTTGGTGCAGCAGGGCAACTGTTTGGCAATTTGGCGGAGCTTGAAGCTAAAAAAGGTAAAGAGGGCTTTGAAAATTCTAAAAAACTAATGATGGCACAGGCGGCAATGAATGCCGCCATGGGTGTAAGTAATATTATAGCGTCAGATTTAATGAAGATAGCGCCATATGTAGCTATACCTTTGGCAGTAAGTGTTGGTGCATTGGGTATGGCACAAATAGGCGAAATATCCAAGCAAGAATATACGCCCCGCGCTTTAGGTGGTCAAGTGCGTGCTGGTCAAACATACGCTGTAAACGAACGGGGGCAAGAACTATTCAAGTCAAATACGGACGGCAAAATGATACCAAACCACAAAGTAGAAAACATGGGTGGTGATGAGGTAAGTGTAACAAACGTTTTTCAAATTAGCACGGGCGTGCAAGATACGGTTCGCAATGAGATACAAGCGATGGCACCAAGCATCGCCGAAATGAGTAAACAAGCCACATTAAACGCTATAGCCAAAGGCGGTAGTGCAGCCCGTACGGTAGGATTAAGAAGATGAAAATATTCCCAGTAAACAAAAAGCTAAACCCATCTAGCTTTAGCATAAACGTAGTAGCCAACAATCAAATAAATGTTAGCCCCTTAACAAACAGCGTTGAAGTAGCGGCATTATTTGGCGATTTTTGGGAGATTAACGCAAGTTGGACGAATGTAGAAGAGCTTGAAGCTGATGAGTTAGTTAGCTTTTTTGAGAGCTTAGGCGGGCAACGTGAAAGCTTTACCATGTACCCATTTCATAGGCCAACACCAAAAGGCACATCATTAGGAACGCCATTAGTAGATGGCACAGGCCAAATAGGCACATCGATAAATACAAAAGGGTGGGACGCTAACCAAAGCGAGGTTTTAAAAGCAGGTGATTTTTTTCAGATTGGTGATGAGCTAAAAAAGATAACAGCTACAACGTCAAGCGACGCTTCGGGCAACGCAGTACTTGAATTTATACCGCCATTGCGACGTGAGACAATCGACAGCGCAAACATAACTATCAACTACCCACGTGGCACGTTTAGGCTTACTACACCTAAGCTTGATACATCTATAACAACACCTATATTATATGCACTCAGTATCACCGCGCGGGAGTTTTTCTAATGCGAAATCTAGACGCGCAAACAAAAGCCGCATTACTAGAAGACACGAAAAATTGGGCGATATTTATACGCTTTGATTTTGATAGTGGCACCCTTGCATTATCGAGTGCTACTAAAAACATCGTGCACAACGGCGTAACTTATATAGGTGCAAGCAGCTTGAAAGAGATACCCGCTATACAAGAAGATATGGATGCCCAACCAAAAGAGTACGAAGTTATGATAAGCGGTATCGATACGAACGTGCTATCCTTATATTTAAACGAGCAGTATATGATGCGCCCCGCCAAACTTGAATATGCACTACTAGACAATAACCAAGACATAATAGGCATAGTTGCTGAGGTCAAAGGAGGCATACAAAGTATATCTTTGACCGAGGGCAAATCACCCGAGCTTAAAATTATGTTTAGTAGCAAACTAACAGACTGGAACCGTCCACGGCGTGCACGATATACCAACGAAGACCATCAAAGATTTTTATTTGAAAACGGGTATAATCAAATTGACAAAGCGTTTGAATTTGTACAGCAACTAGAAAATCGTGAGATTATATTCCCTAACAAAAAATGGTTTGAAAAAAATGCATAAAGAATTTAAATCGCACTTAGAGGCATGGCAAAAAGTAAATATAAACCCTACAAACAGCCGTAAATCATGTTTAACTTTTGCGTGGACTTGGGCATACAAGAATGGTGGTGAGGGCTTATCTCACATAGTTTACAAAAACGAAAATGAGATAAAAAAAGAACTTAAAAAACACGGCATTAAAGAACCTCATCAAATTTTAGATAAGACGTATACGCGTATCGATGAGCCTAAAAATAACTGTATAATACAGTTAAAATCTAACGACTATTTACCCGCTTTTGGAATTTATTTAAATGGGGTAGCGTACGGGGTAAATGCGTTCACTAATCGAATAGGTGAGCATGATAAAAGTTTAACTATAAGGTCGTGGGCATGGCAGGTGTAGCAGCATTAGCAGAAACTGTAGGTGCCGTTTTTAGTTTTATTATAAAAACAGTTGGCATAATAATAACAGCACCGTTTAGTTGGCTTTTTGGTAGTGAAGAGCTATCTACATCAGTAACACAAGAGTTTCAAGACAGTACTAGCGTAACAAACGGCTCAACCACACCTCAAAATATAGTATACGGCACTACACGTATAGGCGGTCAAATACTAAACATCGAGAGCACTGGAGAGCTTCAAAACAATCTAGGTATGGCAATAGTATTGGCAGCTCACCCGATAGACTGCATCAACAAAATATATGTGGATGATAGACTAAGCACAGCATCAGAATTACAAGGCAAGTTTGAATACTTGTTTGTGGACGGTACCCAAACAACTGTACCACAATTTGCAATCGATATTATGCCAAGTTGGACTAATCAACATTTAGCTTTGGGTAAAGCTGTTCTATATTGTAAGTTGGTTTACGATGAAGATGTTTATCGAGGTGTACCAAAAATAAACGTCGAAGTACGAGGCAAACGTGTATACGACCCACGCGACGGGCAAACAAAATTTAGTGACAATTGGGCTTTATGTTGCGCCGATTATTTAACGGGGTATTATGGAGCTAATCGAACGTACGACGACTTAGATACAGATAGTTTAATAAATAGTGCAAACATTAGCGACGAACTAACCGCAACTGGGCAACGTACTATTAAAGTTTTGAGCGGTGGCGATTATGTAGACCAATTGATACCAGCTGGAACTGAAAAACGCTACACTATAAACGGTTCGTTTCGTGTGCTTGATAGACCGCTTGATAAAATAGATGAGCTAAGTGCAGCAGGCGCAGGCAAAATCGTAAACAACTTAGGCAAATGGTATTTTTTTGCGGGTGCGTACAAAGACCCCGAAATGGTTTTTAATGAAATGGACGTATTGGGTGATATTAATCTTCAAGTAGGCGGTGATTTTAGAAATCGTATAAACACTGTTAAAGGCACTTATGCGGATGTTAGCATGGAGCACCAACCTACCGACTTTAAAGTCGTTACGAGTGAAGATTATATAACCAAAGACGGTGGCGAAGTACTAGAGCAGGATATGCAATTAAACTTTACTAATAGCCCTTACACTGCTTCACGTATAGGCAAAATACTTATGGAACGCTCACGCGTTGGCGCATTTTTGACGGTTAAACTAAAAACAAAAGTATTAGCACTACGCACGTTTGATACTATGGTTTTATATAATAAGCGATTAGGCTGGGACGCTATGGTGTATGAAAGCGACGGTGTAACGCCATTGTTGATAGACGGCGTACAAGCATACGGTAAGGTTTTTCGCATCGTGGCGATGAGCGGTGTACCCACGGACGGCATCGATGTAACCTTACATGAAGAGTATCCATCTATATACACATGGGAGGAGGGCGATACGTTTGAAATAGAACCAGTACCGCTCACCACATTACCAAATCCTTACTTTTTAGACGCGCCAAAAAACATCGATGTTATAGAAGATTTATTTATAAGCGTGAACGGTGGTCAAGTTAAAAACAAAGCTCTTGTTAGTTGGGAGGCAGGCGATGCACTACGCACTACAAGATACGAACTTTGGGTGCAACGCATAACCGCACCAGCTTACTCAAGACGTATGATAACCGAAACTACATCGACCGTATATGAGATACAAGACATCGAGCCTGGGCAATACACGCTTTATGTACGTGCTAAAAATAGCTTAAACGTAGCAAGCGCATTCACAGCCTTTAATCATGAAATATTAGGTAAATTAGCACCACCAAGCGACGTTTTAGGCTTTTCAGTTGTGTTCACGCGCGACGGCGCACGTTTAGAGTGGCAACCAATACCCGACCTTGATAGCGACCTTTACGAAATTAGAGTAGGCACTACATGGGAAAGCTCAACAAAGTTGATTGAAACACGCTCAACTTTATTCACATGGGCGCAGTTTACGGCTGGCGAACACAATGTGCTTATTAAAGCAAAAGACACGACTGGCAACTATTCCTTAAATGCTACACTTTTGACATTTAATATACAAGCGCCTACAAAAATACAAACTATTACGCCCCAAGTTATCGACAATTACGTAACCATGCAATGGGGTCAATCTAGCGCCACGTATCCGATAGAGCAGTACATTATAAAACGAGGTGATGTGCTAGCAAACGCGGTCGAAGTTGGACGCGCGCAAACTACATTTACGGTTATTTTTGAGCAGCGCAAAGGCATTTTTAAGTACTGGATAGCTGCAATGGATATCGGGGGGAACATGGGCGAATACTATAGCGTAAATGCTAGCTTAGATAGTCCACCAGATTATATACTACGAAGCGATACGTTTTTAGACCTACAAAGTGCCAATAGTACAAACATAGTGTACCAAGACGACAAAGGCGTTACGTTTGATAGCGTAGATATAACATGGGATAACATCGATATAACGTGGGATGAAGATGTATCGATAAGTGGGTTTTTACCCGTGCTTGATACACAAACTTTTGATGAGTGGTTAGGTGCAGACCCGAACGCCCCCATCACATTTGATAGTATCGATGTGACATGGGATAGCGTTGATGTGACATGGGATGAAGCTAGCGAAACATACGAGCAATTTCTAGACCGTACAAATTACCAAACGCTACTAGACCCGTACCAAACCACCGCACAATGGCAAAAGGTCATCGATTATGAAGCTACACTACCACCTACGCGCATAACATTTACAGTCGATTTTGAGGTACAAGTAGGCACAATAACGTATAACCCTAAAATCGAAACGTCTTTAGATGAAATAACGTGGGAAGTTTACGACGGCGTAACACAAACAAGCGTAAACCAATTTAGATACGTGCGATTTACTTTAGACTTTGTGGGCGATGGGCAAAGTTATGGCATACTGGATAGTATACGTGCGAAGTTAGACGTTAAAAACAAAACCGACCAAGGGCGTGGCTTTGCTGATTTAAACGATGTGGACGGTACAGAATTCTTTTTTAACACAGAATTTAGTGATATCGATAGCATAGTGCCCGCAATTGACGGCGATACCAACGGCACGGCTATACCAATATTTAACGACGTACCTAACCCCGTTAGTTTTATGGTAAAATGTTACGATATAAACGGTAATAGAATTAGCTCAAACATCACATGGATAGCAAGGGGATTATGAAATATGGATTGGGATTTACCTACACTACAAACACCACTAAGAAATAGCAACTTAGATTTACTAAGTACAATAAAGGGTCGTGATACAGATAACGCAACAATGTTTGACGGCACCACGGCATTTAGCAATTTGCCTACCAACGCAAAGCGCCTAACAAATCAAGGCGGACTATCTTACTGGAACGGCACAACATGGACACCGTTTAGTATCGATGTTGCAAGTGGTGGCACTGGCGCAAACACTGCAAGCGGTGCACGTACAAGCTTGAGCGTGTATTCCAAAGCCGAAGTAGATAACCTTGCAACGCAATACCCTCAAAAAACGCTAACAATATCTACTACATCACCATTGCATGGCGGTGGCGATTTATCTCAAAATCGTACTTTATCTATCCAAGACGGCACCACAGCACAAAAGGGCGCAGTGCAATTAATTGATTCTAGTACTAGCACATCAACCACACTTGCACCTACTGCTAATGCCCTAAAACTTACTATGGATGTAGCAAACGAAGCTAAAACTACTTCTAGTGTACTGAGTGCAACGGCTGGGGCAAGTGCTGGTGGTATTGGTACTTATGCTTTTGCATGGCTAAATAGAAGTTTTAATCTTGTTAGTTTTGGCGATACGGTAAGCGGTTCAGAATTAAGACCAGCGGGCTTTAGTGTAGTTGATGGGGTTATACTTACACAATCGTTTACTATTTTTCCTAGTGATTTATCTGTGCTTGGCAGTAGGGGTACTAATATTGGAACCCTTCAGGGCACATGGAGATGTATGGGTGATTATAGCGGTACATACCCACACACGCTATGGCTAAGAATAGCATAAAAGGAAAACAATGCAAGTAGACATACAAATACGCAACATAAAAAAAATCGACGACAATACATACGACTGTGAAATCAATCATCCTCAATTTGGCTGGATACCTTTTACCGCAAGCAAAAATGATATTGAAGAGCACGGGCGTGCGATATTTGATAAAATAAAACAAGGAGAATAAATGGCACAAAAATTAATTAATCTTGGCGCTACTGGCAACGATGGAACGGGGCAAACTTTACGAAGTGGCGGTCAAGATATTAATGATAACTTTACTGAGTTGTATAATGATAAAGCTGACTTAGCAGGAGGTAACGCATTTACAGGCACGCAAACCATTGACGATGACACAATAACAAGCGCAAGCACAACAATAGTAGACCGTGCTATTGCCATTTGGGATAGCACACTTGGTAAACTTAAGAGCGTAGCCACAACACTAAAACTAAGCAGTGATGATAGCCGTGTTTTGATTGGAAATCCTACTGATAACGGCGTGGATAAGTTACAGGTTAATGGGGGTGTGTTTGCTTCAAATTTACCCAACACAAAGGAATTATATCTAGGAGCGTGGGCTGGAAATGTTACTAAAAAGATATTTTTAAATTTAAATCCAAACAGTGGGTATCGATTTCAATTTATATGTACTGGAGGCTACGTAATGAATTCAAAATGGGGCATAACAACTTCTGATAGAATTTACGGGGAGCTTATTGAGGACTTTAAAAATGGGGAATATATTGAAAACAGCACATACTTAACATTTAAAAATCATTTATTACAAGAAGAGGCAAATTGTACAATTAATGATGGACTTTACCAAGGCTTAAATTTTGTTTGTGGTATAGAGCTTACCCTTAATGGGAATGCTGTATCTAGTGTTTTAAACTACTATTTAAAATACATCGAGCAATTTAAAAGCACAAAAGCGGTAGACCAAGTAATTGTAACAACTGCAAACAGTGATTGTGACTATACTTTTGACTTAACAACATAAAAAAGGAGATAAAAATGATACAAACAGATTACAACTACAGCGGGCTACAAGTGCAAGGTGCTATAATTAGGGTAGATAGGTTATGGGGCAACTCTACAGAGGGCTGGACGGCACAAGTTGGAGTGTATAATGTTGTGCAAGAGACGCAAGATGATGATAGCGTTATCGATGTATATAAACTAATACACGATTTTAATTTTAGTTGTGAATATAGTAGCGCTGAACGTGGCTACGTACTTATTTACAACGCACTACAAGCAGAGTTTGGAGGCACACATGTTTAAATGGTTTGATAAGATAATTGACGACATTATGGGCGATTATCAGTACGGTAAGTTTTGGTTTAAATTTGGAATTGCCACGGCGGTATACGTCGAATACATTTTATGGCGTGTAGGTGTGTAATGCACGAAACCATAGATAAGTATAGAGTTTTTCCACGTTTTATGATGATGTTTATGATGTATATGATGTTGGTTTTTCATGATTGGTTTACCCAAGGTGGCACACTAAAAGTTACAGATATGGGTGAGTGGGCTATTGTCGGTTACGGTACGGTTATGGCTACGTTTGTAGGTTTTGCTAAATTCTATATGGAGTCACGAAAATGAAAATATTAATCGGCATTATCGTGGCATTAATCGGGGTAAGTTTACATTTGTATATCGATAATGGGTTCAAAAGGGACACGATAAGCACTCTTGAAAACAATATGCAAGATTTGCAAAAAAGATATGAAGTGCAAACTAAACAAAAAGAGGCCTTGCACAAAGAATTACAGCTCAACAACGCCACAATAGAAAAACTAACAAAGGAGCGTGATAATGCGATTAGTAAGATTAATTCTAGCAACATCGGCACTGATTTATCTAACATTAGCTTTTAGTGGGTGCGCACAAAAAGAGTACGTTTACGTAGAAAATGAGTGCGTGCAGTTTGATAGTATCGACATGCCAGATAAGCTCAACTTTGATACTACCTACGGCTTAGGACGCGTAAACGTTTGGCACGAAGCTAACCGAACTACGACCGATATATACACACGCACGCACAACGGGCGTAGTTATAGCATTATAAACGGTGCAATAACAAGCGTAGATACACTATCAGACTTAACACGTGTGTTTTATGATATGCGCATGATTATAGAGTTGCATAATAATAAAGTTGAAGCTAACAAGTAGATGTGGTATAATTCATTCAAAAAGGGAAATCGTGCAAAACCAAATCGATAAGATAGAGCGACGCGTTGAGCGCTTAGAAGAAAATTTCAAAAACATTGAAATAGAACACAGCCGAAATGGCGAAAGGGATTTTAACATCTTAAGAGAATTAAAGGAATTCAAAGACCAATTTTTGCGACATAACGAAGAGGAGATGGAGCGCTACGACAGCATAGGCCGTGATATAGTGTCCATAAAGGGCGTAATTAATAAAGCGCTTGGTGCCATTGCGTTTATGTTATCTTTGGGCGGCATTTTGTCTATATACCAGTTTTTTGTTAAGTGAGTTGTTATGAAATATTTTAAAGAATATGAGTTTTTATGCAATTGCGGATGTGGCATGAGCGTATCAATGGAATTAAAAAACAAGCTTGACAAAGCAAGAGGGCTAGCACAAGCGCCGTTTAGATTAAACAGCGCTGCAAGATGTTTAGAACACAACCGAAAAATAGGAAGCAAAGATACTAGCAGTCACGTCAAAGGACTTGCAGTAGATATTGCGTATACAAGCCACATACAACTAGCTAAAATAATATATGGGCTTACAAAAGTTGGATTTAACCGCATAGGCGTAAATGAAGCTAAAAGCTTTGTACATGCAGACATCGACAACGATAAGCCAAACGCACTTTTTAGTTATTAGCAAACTCTTTTAAGCGTGCTAAGTGCGTGCGCTTTTTTTCGATTATGCGCCTTATTTCTGTGACTGTGTCTAACTCATAATCTGTTAGATGAAAACTGCGCAAAGCATATCGCCTATGATTTTCTTTTAGTAGCACAATATCAACTTCAATCATTTTGATTATTTTTTCTATTGTCGTATCATGTGCCCTTGCATAGCCGTTTATGCCCACGCCGTAAATCTCATCCAAAGAGCGCATGACGTGCCTTGTAATATAAACTATATAACACGTAACACATGCGATTTTTTGGTAGTCTAGTATATAAAAACGCTTCTAGCAATTCACGGCGTTTTGTGTTGCGTGTGTATTTATTATCGAACTTTATCATATAGTCTTTATTGTATATCATTTAAAAATCCTTCTTTTGA